TTCAATCATCACGATTGGATTATTATTCAATAACGTTTCTTTCGCACCGTCAATTACAAAATATTCATAGCTTTCAACATCAATTTTAATAAATCCAACGTTTGATAAATTAAACGAATCTAATGTTTCAATTTTAATAGTTTGTGTTGGCGCAGTATCTTGCCACTTTCTTTTTTGATGTTTAACTATTGAAGATCCACCAGTATTTCTATCTAAAAGAAATATTTCTTCTTCTTTAGCAACATTACCAAGACCAACTTTATTGATGTTAACACTGGGTAAGTCTTTTGTGTTGTACTCTAGATAGTCCCAAAATACGGGCTCAAAGCTTTGAATTTCATTAAAATCGTTAGACATTAGACGCGTCATAGTGCCGACGTGTGCTCCAATGTCAATTGCTACATCAAACGTGTCGGCTCGTTTTTTCAATTCACCAATTGAAAATTTATATGCTTGTTTGTTTGGTATTTGAGTGGGGTCTTCTTTACAACCTTCTGGTATTTTAAATTTATACATTCCAATAATTCCTTTGTGCTCCAGTTTCAAATTCAAATCCCCAATAGTCTATATCATCTTTATACCAATCACCAATTATATTTTTGGTTTCATCAGTATAATATTCCATATAAGTCTTTCCCTGAAGAATTTTTCCTTTTTCAGTAAAATCGTTTGTTACATTTCTAGCTTTAATAATCTCATTTGAATTTAGTCCAAAATATTTTTGTATATCTTCTTGATAATTCTCAAATCTTAATATGTCGCATGCAACTTGACCGTTTTCTTCTATTACATGACCATATTGACTGTACCAACCTTTAATTGCTCTATACCAAAGATATTCTACATTGCCCCATTTGTGACGTTCTTCTAAGAAATTTTCAAATGATGATATATCAGCATAATCAGATCCCCAGGTTTTTTCAATTTCAATTAATTTCTTTGCAAACAAAAATCTACTTACCGTCCTAGACCATGGATTTCTGACAATTGCAAATACTTTTTTATTTTTTAAACTTTCTTTTTTAATATCAATTAATCTACTATGTGCACAGCTACTTGCTTCGTTTATACTTTTAAGGTAATTTATCGCCTTTTGTCTTTCTTTTGGGTACCTTTGATTTTCTTCTGAAGCATATTCAATTGACGTAATATATGGAGACCTTCTTATTGATGTTCCACCATTTTTGGGTATGTGTATATAAAAATATTTTTTCATTTGACAATGTCTTTAAGCATAGATAAATCTTCACCCTTGTTTGGTAAATGATCCTTAAGGAAGAAATGAATAAAATTGGCATTACTCATATCATCTGTACCGCGGTACATAGCATTCCACTTCCAATCAAGAGCCTTTACATTGGCCTTTTCTCTTCTAAGCCAATAATTCAAAAGCACCTGGTCAGTTGAATACCGCCAATAGTTTATACCATCTACTAGGTCCTTAAACTCTGGGCGCCTAATTAGTTCTTTTGGTGTTTGTCCATGCATATATTCTTTGAGAGACTTATTCATTACCATAAGACCCATGTTCATGAAACCCGCAATACCGTCTTGCCAATCCCAATCTACATCATCCAATGGGTCAAACATATCTCTAGAATAGCCCTTGATCTTTCTACGGTGCCCATCTGTTAATGGTAGATCTCGTTCATATACACCCCCAAAATCAAACTCAGCTGGTAATTCCTCAAAAATATCTGGAGCATCTGGCTTGATATAGATATCAGAATCAACTACTGCTACCTGATCATAGAATTGAAGATAGTCTAGAGCATTTTCTTTTTCAAAAATGACCATATAACCACCAGCTTCTTTGATCAAGCCGTTCATATTCCGGTTAGTTCTAGATGTATCTGGTCCAATCTTGAGAATAGGCTCGGTTTGCATATAATAGTCTATATCATGTTTCTTACAATAATTTTGAACACTCTCATTGCAGAAATCATATAAGACACTTTTCCCTCTAATAGGGATATTCACTTGATAGATTAATTTTCTCATTTTTTATTCTTCACTTTCAGATCTTCTTTTGAATCGTAATTATTTATAAACGACTTAAGCATAGGCCCATAATTATCAACGGCACCGGTTTGTTTCCAAATAGTAGATTCTCGTACCCACCCTAATGCAGCAATAGGGTCCATAATACCCATCTTAACACCATTCCTAGCTCTATTACTTAGGAAGTATGCATTATCTATATAGCCTATGTTTTTGGTTGTTTTGAGATATTCCAGCAGAGTTTCAGCCGTTTTCCATGTGATTGCATATGCATGAGCGCCGCCATGATATTTTCGGTCTTGAATAGCCTTGGGTTGTGTGCCGTCATGTTTGTAATTCTGTGGGTCTTTTACTTTATAGCCCAAATTAACAATCATATCATCTGGTATATCAAGTTCAACCTTTGTGAGCATAAGTGCATCATGTTCTAAGATAATTGCACAATCCTTTTCATCATAAATCTTTTGCCATAAAGCTATATGACCTGCAGTGGCACCGCCGCCGCCTCGTTTAAGATTTAAAGAATGCTTTAATTCAACATTTCGATCTTTCAACCAGTTATTCATTGTCTCGGCTGAGACTTTATTCTCTGTATTATTCAAACCATCATAATATTCCCAATCATGACCTACTTTATCACAAGAATCTGCACATTGTTTTGCATATTCATTTGAAATATCATTATCAATTTTTAAGATATACACTTTGCTTGGTTGCATAACGAATCACCTTTTTATTTTTCCCACCCTTTTATAAATTCTGGCGAGAAGTTTGCCTTAGAAAACTCCATACGATCTACTAGTTTAACAGCACCATCTGATAAGTGATCAATGGCTACAAACCCTTCTTGACCGGTAACAGCAAAGCCATTCTTTGTTCGTAGGAATGTCTTAAGATGTCCTGCCTGATTCATTTTATTTATCAAGATAGACTTGGCATCTACCATAAGCAACATCAATTCAAACAACTTAGTAATGTCGGCTTTACTATGACGATTGAAATAAGACATAACATCTTTTCGTTTATCAGCCCAGGCTTTCTTTGTCTTTTCTTGTTTTTTAGAGTCTATTTGCTTTTGATAATAGTTATAGATGTAATCCGTAAGTCCTTTTACATGAGTGTTAAGATTAACTGGTTTGCCCTCACGAATAAACGTATTATTATATGTCTTAAGCCTAATGAGCAATTCAGGATTCTTATGAATATCATCAAATGTAGAACCCGGAATCTTATTGAATAATTTACCTGCCCGTGACAAGATTGAGGTTACATGTTCTGTTTCGGCTTTAGTCAGCGTGGCTGTACCAGAAACATCCTTATATGTGGCATCATGATGCCAAACAGATGAAACATTCTTGAGTTTGTTTGAAATAGGTTTACCAAATGAAGCAGACATAGACTGAAAGTCTTTACCCTCATAAGAAGTATGCCACACAATACCAATCTTAGCCTTAGCTATTTGTCTACCTAATTTACTCTTAATTGGTACGGCATAAACAATTGTATTAGGGTGGAACGTAACATAAGACTCGCCGTCAATACTCTCTTTTTTGAGATCTTGGTGAGTAAACATGAGATCTCCCTGGTATACTACACCAGGTTTAATACCCAACTTAGAGAATTCATTTAGAGCCATAATGAGTTTGGTTGACAAATCACCCTTTGTATCGGCTTTGATTTCGGCTGCCGTCTTATAGATTTTAGGATTTTTGTTAAAGATACCCTTCTTAGCTACAAAGAACTTACCATCCCGTGGATCAACCCCGGCAAAAATAGCAGGTGCACCATCAAATTTAACTGAAGCACTCACGTGTTTACCTTCATGGCCTGCTAGCATGTTTCGGATATCACGTAAGAAATTAATAGACTTCCTAGCACCATTTACACCATGATTGAACAATTCGTCTTCAATGTGCTCAAGGTGCGTGTTTTGTTGTTCGACTAGGTATGTGTTAAATTTAAGCATATCTGATATCTAGTTTCCATTTCTTAGATTTATGACCTTGTGCTAATCCCTTAATTGATGAATAAGGTATATAGCTATATTTTTCTTCCCATACGGTTTTAAGGCAATCATACAAAACACCTTCAATAATCACCTTTTTAGATCTTGAATTATTAGACCCAGATCTATCTCCATAATTACCAGTTACATTAACTCTGCCTCGTGTCCACCCTTCAGGTTGTTTACCTTCAGTATACATTTTACACACTTCACCGTTAGTATACCATTTCATATTATTTTCTGCTATAGCAGATCTGCCATACATAGGATTCTTCTTACCTGACTGCTCTCGTTTTGCCATAGCTTTCTTATGAATTTCTTTCTTTTCTTCATCTGTTAAATTTACTCTCAAAGAAATTATATTGCATGCCATATAATCACCTTGTCTGAGATGAATTTCATAATGTTCTTTAGTAGATAAACACAATAAATTTGTTATGTCGTTATTTTTTCTGTTCCCGTCTATATGATGAATCTCGTGACCTGGTGGAATTTTCCCGTAAGTTTGTTCCCATATTTTTCTGTAACTCATTGTAGATAATTTCCTTAATGACTTTATCAGATAAATTAGTGTGTTCTTTGTAGAATTCATATCTAAACCAGAACTCATCTGCATAGTTATTAGTATTTATCATAATTTCATCTTCAACATGTTCTTAAATGTTTTGTTGTTCAATTAAATATGTATTGAATTTTTTCATTGTTATATTCTCTAACTGTAAAATGAAATTAAATCACCCAAGAGCGGGCCTTTTTCTACTATATTTCTTACATATGTACTGCCATTGGGTTTATTTTCTATTTTAACCCTGAGCTCAAGCAAAGTCTTTTGTTTCTTTTTATCTTTAATTAAAATTTTTGGTTTACCTGCTGTATCTTTAACCTCAGCTATCAAAGATAAACCAATTAATGCATCTTTAATAGATGAAAAATTATATACCTTAGCATCAGATTTATCTAAATGAACTAAGGTTACATTTTCTTCATTTAGAGTGGCAAAATAATCAATTGCTTTACCTAAATGTTTTAATATATTGTTTTTATTTCTTGTATTTGTAACACTCCTGTTAAAGAACGATGCACTATGTTTATATGTTAAATATAGTGCTTTTTCTGGCATATTTTTTTTTAAATGATCATTATATTTATTTTCTAAAGATGATACGTCAGCATTAAAGAGTTTTTTATGAAATTCCTTTTGCTTTTCGAACTCAACACCACTTATTTGACCAAATTGTTTTACTGAGCCTGCTTTTAATGAAACGTTAATATTAGTTGGTACTTTATCAACTAATACTTTAACATCTACTTTTGTGCTAGATTGACCGCCGCCCAATAGCCCTAAACCATCCGATATAACTTCAATATAGTTATATCTATTATTCTCATAAAGTAATTTACTCCACGCTTGAACAGTTTTACCATTTGCATATTTTACAGATGATGTAAAGAGATTAGATAAAGCGGCCCACTGTGTTTCATCTAATAAAGCTTTCATATTAACATTACCTAAAGATAGATAAAATCTAACATCATCTACTATTTTTGGGTTTTCATTAATTGATTTAAATTCTTTATCTCTTGTTTTACCAGTACCTGATTTTATACGCTTAAGTATATTTTTAATATCTAACTCATTTATATCTCTATTTTTGTTAACAAATCTAGCTGTTATAGCTGCACCGAAGATACCTTCGGCTATATCACCGCGGTTGCCAGAGGCACCAGACTTTGGTTTTGAAAAACTACCAGCGGTTAATTCCTTATTATCTTCACTTATAAGTATTACAGAATTAGCTTCTTTAAAGTTATTATTTTTAACATGTTCAACCCACTCATTTAAGGCTTTTTCATTTTCTTTTGATTTTTTTATCTTATACTTCTTTTTGTTCCATTCCAACAAATAACCATTTGTTTTCATAGAAGATTGAACTTCATTCAAAAAAGCCGCTACATATTTATTTAAATCTGTTGCTGTTCTTAATAGGGCCATAAACTTACTCCTTGCTTAAGAGTATTTATATCCAATCTGGTTTGGCCCTATTAGTCCAAGTATGTAAGTCTGTTTTACCTTTAGAATAGTATTCTCTGTAATTTGTAATCGGATCATCACTCACTATATACTCTTCTGGCATAGCACATGGCATTTTAGTCATATCCCAATCACGTAAACCATGAGGAGGATTCTGTACAGTAAGACCTAATTTGATAATACTTTTATGGCTCTTGTCATATCGGTGAGTATATTCATCACCTAGAGCAAAGAAGTGTTCTACCAACCAAAGATAGTTTTCAACCGATTCCCTGGCCCAAACCGAACTAGGATGATTAACATGAGTAGCCTTATATAAAATATCATCCCTAAAATCTTCAAGTATGTAATTTTTGTATTTCCTACCATTCTTAATACTATCTATTTGTTTACCATCTAATACTCGGTGGGCAGTACATAATAGTTGGGCAGTTTCTAGTATCATCTTCACTACATGCTTATCTACCAACCATTGAGCAGATACGTTAGGTGACTCATCTAGATAGAATATGTTCATTATAGTCCATCCTTAATCATCTTGATTATTTCTTCAGCTACATCATAAACTTCTTCATCAGGATGAATACCCTTATATTTGGATACTATACGGAGTAATTCAACAAATTGCCGCTGATTCATATCAACAATTTTCACAGCTTCTTCTTGCATATTATATCCTTATCTGGAGCGGACGGTGGGAATCGAACCCACTGTCCTTTGATGTTGGTACTCCCGAGAGGACTCGAACCTCTAACCTAACCGTTATGAGCGGTCAGCTCTAACCATTGAGCTACAGGAGTAAAATGGTGATCCCTGCTGGACTCGAACCAGCGACACACGGATTAAAAGTCCGTTGTTCTACCTACTGAACTAAGGGACCTTAAACTGGTAGGC